AATTGAAAATCTATAGTAAAATATTCATCAACATCAGAATACTCATCATAATCATCATAATATTTTAATACTATATCATCTTTATCACAAATTATTTTATGTGTAGTCATTAATATACTATTTAGTATACTATTTAGTATTTTATTTCTAACAATAAACTTATTTATATATTATCTAATTTTTTTATAACATTCTTCGGATAAATTTTGTAAAGTTGTAAAATAAGTTATTATATAAGATAATCCAGTACTAATACCTATATGCCAAAATGTATGACCAAATATTAAATATTTATTACAATTAATTTCTGTAATAGTCCATATAATTCCTGATCCCGAACATAAAATAATGCCCCGTAATCCATCCTGATTATAATCATCATTATATTTAAGTGCTTGATAATAAAGAGGTACTAATATTAATAGTTCAATCGCAAAACTAATACCAAAATATGGATCAAACCATGGAAAAACATTTAATACTAATAGAAATATATTACATAATGTAAATATTCCAATATATTGACCCGGATAATTTAAATTTTGCAAAATTGTACTAACACCTAACCATATTGGTATAATCATACTAAATTCATCAAATAGTTTAAATATATATAATGCATACCAGTGATATAAAAATGATGATATTCCATTCGTAAAAATACACCAATATATAAGAATCGATGTTTTTGATATATTGGGTGTTTTTATTATCATATAATAACTTATAGCAGAGATATATAATGCTGAAAATGCATTAAGATATTCTGGTCTATTTGGGTATAATTTTCTTTCACAAAATTTATACAATACATGATTGTAATCCATTTTCTAATAATATAAATATCATATGTAATATTTATATTATATTATATTATAGTATATCATATGTAATATTTATATTATATTATATTATAACTGCATTTATGCAGTAATTATGCCGTAATTAATTTTTGTTTATTATCGTCGATGTTTTCATTTTCAATATTTTGTTCTTTAACTTTTACACTTTTTCGTTTACATACACAAGTTAAACATTTCCAGCTACTTTTAAAAACAATACAGAGAGATGCTCGTATAACTGTACTTAAAATGCACGGTAAACAACATGATATGGTTAGTAAAAATATACCAATAAAACCGAAATATTGTATTGTAGGATTAAGATTACTAATATAAAATGTATGGCTGACATTAAATAATAAATTTTCTAAATTTATTACTTGGTGATTTAATTGTAGTAATTTATTTTCTAGAGGATTTTCTAAAATGACAGTATGCATTATATAATATATATTGTTATTTTATTTAACTTATATAAGTTAAATATTTAGGGGGGTGAAGTGACGCCCTTCAAAGATCTAAACTTATTGTGTTACGTTCTCTACTTGGTTTTTGTTTTCTATTAGATTTTGGTAATCTTTGGTTGTTTAATTCTTTCAAATCACTTATACTTATAGTACTTGGGTCTTTTTCGGTATTATTATGAGGAGTAGTATTTATTCCGGAAGCCATATTCGACGCGGGTATATTTACCTGCTTAGTTTTTAAGCCCGACAACAGCTGTGATATATCACCGGGTCCTCTCATTTCAGGGCGTTTTGATTGTGTTCCTGGTGTATTAATAGATTGTCCTGCTTGTTCTAATGACGAAAATTTCTCTTGTATACTAATTCCTTCTTGAGTGCGAGACGCCATTAAGTCTGGTCTATTTTCTGGTGGTGCGTAACGCTGGCTTTTATTTTCTTGTGTATTAACAGATTGTGGTGGTGGACCCATGTTTGGTACTACTGGTGGAGCACCAGATGATGGCATAAAATTATTCATAAAATTACCAAATCCTGGGTTACTCTCTCCCATATTATTAACTGCTGCTTGAGTAAATTGTTGCATTAATTCTGGATTTTGTTTCATTATATCATCCATTCCTGGCATAGTTGATTTCAACATTGTATTGGTCATATGTACCATAATAGCTGACCCTCCTAATTGAAATAATAATTTAAGTTCTGGTCCGATTTTAACTTTTGATTGATACTTTTCATGCAATTCTGCGAAAATATCGTCATATTCATTTATATTTTCATTTACTTGTTCCGTCCATCCATCCATCTTAAGATCAAATGGATCAAGCTTACCATTTAAAAATTCTAAACCATTAACTACAGTCATTAACATTTTGCCTAGAAATTTAACGCTATTAGTCTTTTTGCGTTCAGAAATAATCATTTCATATTCGCATTGAAGTTCATTTAAAGGTGAATCCATTGTATATTTTTTTGTTAAAGATGCTCCCTTTCTTTCTAAATCTTCTAACCGACGTAAATATCTGAATTTTTCTCTCGTTAATTCTTCTTTCGATATAGGAGCTTCTTGTGAAGTAACTGGAATATTAGAAAATTTACCATACCCATCCCATGTTTTATTATCAGTAAATGCAGCAACAGTGGCTTCTCCTAAACCACCACCACCATTATTACTGATACCTCCTTCTTCATAACTTGATTTTATTGGAATATCTTTAAATTGTACATTTAGAGGTTGTCCGGCTGATGATGTACTAACTGAATTAATAGCATTGTTAAATAAATTAGATCTAGTATTTTCTAATGATTTTTTAGTTATATCTTCTGATAAATCATTAAGTTCATTTTCTAAATCACTTAAATCTCCCAATCCAATTTCAGCAGAAGAACCTTTCTTTTTTTCGTTCATTAATAATTCTATACCGCCACCAAAGTTAACAGATGGTTGATTCCTAATACTATGATCGGTATTACGATCACTGCTATTTATATTTATTACCGATTTTGAATCTCCCGGATTTATATCAATTACCATATTTTCGAATTCGTTCATTATAAATGAATTAGAACATATAATTTTAAGTAATCCGCATAATTATATAATAATATCAAAAAAACAGTAAAAAATACAGAGTTTTTAAAAGGACATAATTATCTTTATTTATATGATTCAAGTTGATTCAAGTAGATTCAATTCTTTTTTACAATTCTTTTTTACAATTCTTTTTTACAATTATTTCTTACAATTCTTTTTTACAATTATTTCTTTGCTTTTGTTGCTTTCTTTGCTTTTGTCGCTTTCTTTGCTTTCTTCGTTTTTTTCTCTTCACCAATAAACCATTCAGATCCATTAGTCATTACTGGCTCTTTTAATTTTAAAAATGATACATTCGGATCTTTATTTTTAATATTAATTAATCGTGTTCTAAATTCTATATTATCGGGTTTTCCTGGTTTTGTTTTTATAATTTTTACATGGCTAAACCAAATATATCTTCTAGCGCCCCAAGAACATCCTCCATTCTGATTATTACAAATATTCTTTAATATTTCGTTAATAGTAGTTGATCGCATTATATTATAATAAGATAAATTAAATTAGTAAGGGTTCTAAAGTCCCGTTATACCAGATACCCTGTAAAAAACAATCAGCTAAATCATCTTTTTTCTTATGTTTATTAAACATGTCAATTATATTATCTTTTTCAACATTATGTCCTTCCATTTTTATCAATAATTTTTTCGTCTCTTCAACACTTAATTTCTTTCTCTCACTATATGTAGTTTTTTTATTACCAATAAACATTTTTAATTTATTGGCAGCCGAAACAAATTTTATGTTATTCATATTTTTCATAATGAAATATTGACTCAACATTCCTTGTATACAATTCATCCTATTTGCAATAGGACTAATTTGATTTTCTATTAATATTATATCAATATTTGAAAATACAAAAGTATCCAAATTGTCCAATTTATCTTTTATTGCAATTCCAATATCAATAAGACTTATTTCATTACATTTCATTGTACTAATATTTTCAAAAACATTGTTTTGAATAAAAGATTCAATACTTTTTATTAATGTTGCCTTACTAGTGGGGGTAAGCGTAGCGAGTGTGTCCCCCATTACTGAAATATCATAATCTTGAGCAAGTTTTTTGAGGTCGTCTAATTTCTTTCGTTTATAGTTATTTAAATCTGATGTAGGTAATTTGTATTCTGTTTTTGCCGCATGTGTTTTACAATAAAAACAATCATTTTTATGATATTTTGCTTGTTTATTACATTGTTTATAACTCTTATTTTTTTTATTTAGAATATTAAATTGGCATATTTTATTTTGCTCTTCAAACAAATTAATTACATTCCAATATTTAATAATAAAATTACAGTTATTAGTGGTTGTTTCTAAAACACAAAGCGCTAAATTTTTGATCCCTACATCAATACTTAAAATTTTCATTATATATATATGAAAATTATAAAAAATAGTATAATCTAATTTAAAAAAGTTTATATTTTTAGCTTTAAAATGCTCTCACTTATCATTTTATATATACACTTCACAATATGACGGTAAATTTCTATCATCAATAATATTTTCTGTAGGTTTTATATTATTGCTTTCAAATGTAACTCTTTTTTTTGTTCTTTCTCTCTCGACCTCTCTTTCCGCGAGTACTAAATCGATATTGTTTTCAGCATTTGCATATTCTTGTTCGTTTGAACTTTCTAGTAATAAATTGTGATAATTATATATATAGCATCTAATACATGTCCAACATATAAAAATAATATATATAGTTCCTGAAAAAATATAAAACATGGTTGTAATAGATTCATTAAAAGGAATAATAATTGTTGTATTATAAGGATCAATCATTAATTTAATATATAATAATAATAATAATAATAAATTATTTAATTTCAATTTAATTTTAATTATTATACATAATACCAGGTGTAAACATTTTAGCTATTTGTATAAAATTATCTAAATAATTACTTTTTAAATCACTATTATGTGGTAAGGGATTATCTATTACTGAATTAAAAAGAATAGGTGTTTGAAATAAATTATTACTATGTAATGATAAAAAATTTGTTGAACAACGTATATTAGTTTGATTATTTTTCATGATTAAACTTGCATTATTAGTAAGAGATTGTCTATATTCCATATTTGAATTCATTAATATAATTAAAGAAAATATTTATTCAAATTAATTACTAGTTTTGTTGTAATAATTTAATCAAGTTATCTTTTTTAAGCTTATTTGCATCAT